TGATAATGTTGACTTACCGCCAACTGGAATGAGTACTGGTGATTACTTAGGCACAAAAATATTCCATGCTTTATGGGAGTTTTGTGAAAAGTATGTACCAGAGGTTCATGGTTGTATTTTAAAAAGATCACACGCAAACATTTTTGCTCCAAGAGAACAAGCATATTATCATGTAGATGACGAAAACGATGATGCTTGGACATTTATGTTTTATGCAAATAATAACTGGGATATCAATGACGGTGGCGAAACTAAGTTTATTATTAACAAACAAGAAAAAGGTAACTTAGAAGGAACAGGCGACTATCCAACTATTTGGGCAATACCTCCTATTCCAGGACGTATGCTTATTTGGAAAAGCAATATCCTACATACTGCTACTCCTTTAAGGAATGAACATAGATTTACACCTACATTTAAATTTGTAAAATACGAACCAGATAGGCATGGTAAAGGAGAAGGTGCTATTAGAATGGGATATCCAGAAACCTATCCTTGGACAAAAGAGTATGTTCCTCCTATGCCTCAAAAAGAAACCGTACATACTGTTGCTAGAATTGATGTACTAGAAACTGCTATTACAAATGTTATTCACGATAAAATCGTTGAAGAAATTGAAGTTTGTGATAACAGAATTGATAATGACCCTAATGACACACATTACGAAGATTTAGTTTATCCTAGTTCTGCAGGTTGCACACATTTACAAGCAGAACTAGAAAGAACTGTACAAGAGTACTATGGAGATGATTTAGAACTAACAGGTATTTGGGTTCATAAAACTGAGCCAAACGGTAGTACTAATTTTCATAATCATCACGGTAGTGATATATCTTTTGTATATTATCCACGTGTACTTGACAATCAAGGTGATCTGCATTTTAAACTATTTGCAAATACAGAATCATATGAAAAGACTGTACACCCAAGCACAGGGACGATGTTTATTTTTCCTAGTAGCATACCGCACTACACAGGAAAAAATTTATCAGGAAAGGATAGATATTCTATTAGCGGTAACTTCAAGAGGAAATCATCATGATTAAAAAGAAATATTACAGTTGGGCAGATGTAGAACGTATGTGTAATAACATTGTTTTACAAATGTATTATGATAATTGGAAGCCTGATTACATTGTAGGTATTACACGAGGCGGTAATGTGCCTGCTACTATCATTTCAAACATGACCGGCATTCGTTGCGAAGCACTTAAGGTAAGCCTGCGTGATGATAACAGAGAAAGTGAAAGCAACTTTTGGATGGCAGAAGATGCTTTTGGATATCGTGAAAAAGAAGAAGACCGTGTTACAGGCGGACCACTAGAAAAGAAAATTCTTATTGTAGACGATATCAACGATACTGGTGCTACATTTAATTGGATCAAGGACGACTGGCGTTCAGGTTGTTTGCCTAACGATCCTAAATGGGAGAAGGTATGGGGTAATAACGTTCGTTTCGCAGTATTAACAGATAACCTTTCATCAAAGTTTGATGGGTGTGTTAACTATCATTGCGACACGGTTAATAAGTTTGAAGAAGATGTTTGGCTTGTTTATCCTTGGGAAAATGTTGGTCAATACTAATGTGGTTTTTAGTTTTTATCAATATAATGTTTAATGCCCAAGCAGGTTACGATGAGCCTTATATCGAAGCATACTACGAGTTTGACACTATGGAAGAGTGCTTTATAGGTCGTGATATCTTACTAAACGAACTAGGCACAGGTACTGAATATTTTCCACCTGGAACACAAGCAGTTTGTATTAATAATCAAGGAAAAAGATAATGGCTACTTCAGAAGAAAAACAAGAACTAGTTGAAGAAATAAAAGGTCCACATCACTATAGACTTTCATTAAGTGGTTATGGTGCCGAATGTTCATATATGCGTATTTCAAAAGAAGCATTTGATTTTTGGTATCCACATACAAAAGATCATGGTGACAGCGATGCCATTCATTACATTACAAGTGCTGAAGATAAATCAGTAAAAGAAGTAAATGAAGATGATCACTACGAAGAAGTTAAAGCAAAAGACATTCCTAAAGAAGCAATGTTCATGCACGATGATACAGGCGAAGTAGGTGCTAGTTGGTATGAACCGCTTGATGAATTTGATCATACATGGGGGCCAACACTTGATGGTGCATATCTTACTATCGAAAAAGTAGAGAGTGATGAGTATCGTTCAAAGTTTATTGAAGATATTGTTGAAGGACAAGACCTAAGTGAGTGGATGGAAGAAACATCAGAAAAGTTTTCTACTGATGATGAATATGTAGAATGCTACGATGACAATCACGATTATGGAGATAGATATCCTGAAAAGGGTGATTATATTTGTCAATTTTATAGTGCAGAAAAAGGCACATTCTTCGATGCAGGGTTTACTACACCTGGATTGTTTGATCCAAAAAAATTAAAGTTCTGTATTGGCGAAGCACCTAATGGTGAAGATCTTGTATATGCTATAAAGTATGATGGTGAAGAATTAAGCAACGACGGTGGCGATACTAACGGCAAAGGTTACTATTGCTATTTTTACAAGCAGGAGTTTTAATGACTACAGTCGGTTGGTGTTGGACAGGTCCTATTCCAGAGTTATTAATTCTAGAACCTGAAAAACTACCTAAGTTAACAGTAAAGAATAAAGACTACAATAAACGAGGTGTAATTGATTGCCCATCGTTTGCTTCTTGGTATAACTCTTATTATGTTCTAAAAAGTCCTGTTAACTTTACTGCTACAAGTACCAAAGACGGTATTGAAATTAACAGCGACGAAGTAGATACACAACACTTGCAAAGTTTAGTTACATTTCATAATAGTAATGATATGTATGATCTAAATAAACCTATGTTTCAATTTAATTTAAGATACTTGTTTATTGCAGACGAACCTTGCTTGATGGAAATTACTCCGCCTTTCTTACATCGAAATGATTATAAAGATGGTGTTGTAGGCGGTAGTTACAATATACATAGTTGGATTAGAAGTATTAGTTGGGGATATGTTTTTAATAAAGTTGGTGAAACTTTAGAAATAAAAAGAGGAGACCCACTATGTTATGTTAAGTTTACTACACCAAAATTAACTGAAAATATTAAATTGGTTGAGTGTGAACTTACCCCAGAAGTTATAAAAGAACTTGAACGAAAAGACTACTTGACACAGTTTAAAAAAGGTGGTATAATAAACTTAATGCGTCGAGCACTTAAACTTAGACCAAAACGATTAATTAAGGTGGTGAAATAATATGGATACTTTAGAAAAAGCACAAGCAGACGGTAGAGCACCGTGGTCAGATGTTGTTTATGATACAAGAGATTTTGTAGTATATAACGACAAATTTCCTGTAACACCAGGACACACTTTAGTTGTACCTAAGGAAAACTTGGACGAAGAAATACTACGTTGTTTTAAATTTGCACTAGCAATGGGTAAACAAAATGTAGAAGCAGACAACGACATCACAGGATATAACATTGGTATTAACATTGGTGCTAGTGCAGGCCAAACTTGTATGTATCCACACGTTCATTTAATTTTTAGACGTGACGGTGATATGGACGATCCTAAAGGTGGTGTTCGAGGCGTTCTTCCCACAAAACAAAAATACCAAACAAGAGATCCTAAACAACCAAGTTTATTTCAAGATATGGGAGATTGTGTTTAATGAGTAGAATTGTTGCACTAGGGTGTAGTCATACATCAGGTTACCATATTGGCGACTTGCCTCCTAATGAACAAGACTGGAATTTAGAAAACTGGAAGTTTTCTGGTAAATGGAACGACAACAACTGGGCAGAGTTTTATATTAACAGCAAAGGTAAAGATGGTGCCATCTTTGCAAATCCATCAAACGGCTGGTGGGAATATAGCGAATGGCTTTCACATCTTTTTAAAACGTATGACGATATTGAAGAAGTAGTTGTACAACAAACATATTGGAATCGTTTTAGACTATGTATGCAGTACCCACAACACTACGAAAAGATGATTCCTTTAGATGAACTATATGAATTAGAAACTACAAAAGGAAATATTGATTGCTGGATTAAACGAATACACAACGAAGCACAAGATGTATTTGATATACCTATGCAAAGTTATGCTCAAGACTTCCAAAAAAATTGTCAATTTACAGTTAAATTTCATCCAAGGTTTATGATGGGCGATCCCGATCTAAGAACACAACCATACATGACTGTAAAGACTTGGATGGAGTTAATGAACCTAAAAGCACAACGTGAGTTTTTAAAAGAACTATATATCTTACAAGAACTTTGTCGCAATAACAATGCGAAACTGAAAATTTTTGCGTTAAACAAATGGACTTGGATTCCAGACAACTTAAATGATTATTTTAATTTTGATTTGGTTGAAGTTGCAAAAGATAACGTAGAAGATTGGTTTCTACAACACAAAGATATTAATGTAGGAACCAAAACAATTGATGATGAACATTATGATGTTGATATTCATCAAATTATTGGCACAGACTATATGAAAGACCAATTTAAGTAGAAAGGAAAAACAATGCCAGAATATAACAGAGAAAACATGATTGAAGCAATCAAAGAACACGCAAAAGGACACATTGCCAAACACGCAATGAATGTAGAAGTGTATTTGAAAAATTCAGCAGGCGTAGGTGAGCATCCGGACGTTTTGGAAGCCATTGAAAAAGAACTGAAAGTTATTGCAGAATATCATGATCAGTTAGAAGTATTGAACAAATATTTTTAATATTCGTGTATAATATACTTGACAAAAACCTAAATAAAGTATATAATGTAAACTATATTAGACATCCACGTCTATAACTCGGAGAGATAAATTGAGCAAAAGTAAACAAGTAAAACAAAAATTAGAAGATGCTGGCATCCGCTATTGGGCAGGTGACAACATCTCCGAAGTCTTACAAAAAGGCGATAAAGAAGAACTAATTGAAGAGGCTACACTAGCATTTGAAAATGTTCTTGATACATTGGTAATTGATCGTCATAATGATCCTAATTCAAAAGGTACCGCAAGACGTCTTGCAAAGATGTACTTTAACGAATTAATGCAAGGACGTTATGATCCAATTCCACCAGCAACTGCATTTCCTAATGATAGCGAAGATAGATATGAAGGTATGCTTGTAGTTCGTAGCGAACTTAAGAGTGTATGTTCACATCATCATCAACCAGTAACTGGTGTAGCATACATTGGTATTATTGCCGCTAATAAACTTATTGGACTATCTAAGTATACACGTATTGCACAATGGTGTGCTAGACGTGGTACTCTGCAAGAAGAACTTGCAAATGATATTGCTCGTGAAATACAGAAAGCAACTGATGCCGAACACTTAGGTGTGTATATTCAAGCAACACATGGTTGTTGTGAGAATCGTGGTATTATGGCAACTAGTAGTTTAACACAAACTACAGTACTAAAAGGTGCTTTTAAAGACGATGCAGGTACTAAGAAAGAATTTATGGACAATATCAAATTACAACAGGAGTTTGCCTGCTAATGCCTATTCCAGAAAAAGTATTTGTTCCGGCACCTAAAGATCCAGGCAAAGGACATTTTTATGTAAGTTTAATTAAAAGCGGATTACGTTTAGCAGGTTGCTTAGTAGCCGCTTACACAGGATCAGTGGTAGCACTAGCATTATTTTTTGCTGTTGCTGAGTTCCTTGGTATTGCAGAGGAGATTGTTTAATGAAGTTACGATATAGTGAAGCATTTTATAGTGTACAAGGCGAAGGACGTTTTGTTGGCGTACCTTCTGTTTTCTTGCGTACATTTGGTTGTAACTTTCGTTGTATGAACTTTGGTCTAGACAAGCACCCTAATAGAGCAGAAAAACTAGAACAAGGTATTAAGTATAATCCAGAAGTAAAACAATTACTTGATGATGGTATTTTAGACAAGGTAAATAAGTTTGAAGATTTACCTATTGTGCATACAGGTTGCGATACCTATGCAAGTATCTATCCAGAATTTAAGAAGTATATGAAAGACCACACAGTTGACGAAGTAGTTGACTATGTGCTAAGTCTTACTCCACAAGGTAAGTGGACGATGGATAATGGACAGGATGTTCATTTTATACTAACAGGCGGTGAACCTTTGCTAGGGTGGCAGAGGTTATATATGGACCTATTTAAACACCCTCGTATGGAGGATTTGAAAAATGTTACGTTTGAAACAAATACAACACAGTCTCTCAGAGATGATTTCCGAGAGTATCTCAACAACGAAAGATCATTTCATATCACTTGGTCGTGCAGTCCGAAACTTTCCGTTAGCGGAGAGCCTTGGGATACTGCTATCAAGCCTGACATTGCTAGGCAGTACTACGATGTACCTAATAGTAGTATGTATTTCAAGTTTGTTGTGGCTACCGAAGAAGATGTGGATGAAGTTACAAAAGCAGTTGAACAATACAGAGCAGAAGGAATCGATGTTCCGGTCTATGTTATGCCGCTTGGGGGTAGGTCAGAAGAATACAGCCTCAACACAAGAGGAGTCGCAACACTGGCAATGGAGCGAGGCTGGCGCTATACACCCAGACTACACGTCGACATCTTCGGAAACGCCTGGGGAACATAAGCCAGAAACACTAGACGAAAAAGCAAGAAAGGCAGGACTATGATGGAAAAACTAAAAAACCTTTTTAAAGGCAAAACAAAAGATAAAAAACTTACACACCGTGAAGCATTAGAAGAAGAAAAGAAATCAGCAACTAAGGCAAAAAAACCTTGGGTTGGTGTAATTGATACACAAGTTAATAACAATGATATCAAGAACGGCTTCTTCGAACTTGATTGGAATAATGAATTTATTGAGCAACTTATTGATGCAGGATATAAAGGCGAATCGCAAGAAGAAATTGTAGACGGTTGGTTTAAAGACGTTGCTAGAAATGTACTTCAAGAAGGAGGATATGATCCTAACAGAGGTGCAGGACACATTAAAATTGTTTCAAGAGAAGACGGTAAAAGTGAAGCATCCTAGTTTTAAAATTATAAGTGATACAGGTTCAAGAAACGGTATAGGACATAAACATCAAAGCACCAATGTAACAGATGGTGCTAAAATTTATGCTAGAGAATGTCCTACCAAGCCAAATTGGATATCTGCAAAAAATACAGAATTATTTGTTAAAAGAAGAAAATCTACTTTACTAATCTGTATTGGCGAAAGTTGGACTTATGGAGATAACTTTGCTCCACACGTACAAAGTGGGCAAGGCATAGATGATCCTTTTTATAGACTTAATAATTGTTTCGCAGGCTATTGTGCAAAGATGCTCGATGCTGATCTTTTGCTGTCGGCAGTTCCAGGCAACTGTAATCAAAATATGATGCACGACCTTGATAGGTTATTAGAAGAATATAATACCAAATATGAAACAATACGTGTTATATTTCAATTAACTAGTCCAGGAAGAGATAGTTCTGAAACTTACGATTGGTACTCAAACCTTAAAGGATATGATTTTTTATTTACAAGTAAAATTCAAGTAGATCCAAAAGCATCAACAAAGGAATGGTTTGAACTTTATGACCAAATGATGCTGGAAGAATTCGATCGAATTTTAAAATCATACGTAAATGTAGATGGGTTAATTTGGAAAAACTTTAACGAATTTCTGGTTGACTTTTCTAGCGATTCGTTTATAATAGTAAAATGTCCATGGGTAAGACATTGTGCTATGATGCATGGTAAACAAATTGAATTACCCTGGTGTAACGAAGCAGGTTGGTGGACCCAACACTATAAGAGATTTGGTAACTTTGAATACAATACAGAAATCATGACGAAGGATCTAGATAAACTAAATGAATCAACAGATCTACTTAATAGAAGTAGCATTAACGGATTTCATCCTAAAGAAAGTTATCATATGCTTTGGGCAAGTCATTTAATATTTAACAGCACATGGGTTTAAAATGAAGTATGTACTAGTAGACACAGCAAACACTTTCTTTCGTGCAAGACACGTCATTAGAGGCGATCTTGATACTAAAGTAGGTATGGCTTTTCATATTACATTAAACAGCATTAAAAAGGCATGGAATGACTTTGATGCTGATCATATTGTATTTTGTCTAGAAGGTCGTAGTTGGCGTAAAGATTTTTACGAGCCTTATAAACGTAATAGACAAGAATCTCGTGATGCACTTACAGAATCACAACAAGAAGAAGAAAAAGTCTTTTGGGAAACCTTTGACGAGTTTAAAGACTTTGTAACTACAAAAACAAACTGTACAGTATTACAACACCCTGAACTAGAAGCAGATGATTTAATTGCTGGTTGGATTGATTATCATCCTGATGACGAACACGTAATTATTTCTACTGATGGTGACTTTGCACAACTTATTAGTCCCAAAGTTACACAATACAACGGTGTAAGTAATACAATTATTACACACGAAGGTTATTTTGACGACAAGAAGCGAGAGCCTATTGTTGATAAAAAGACAGGTGAACCTAAAGAAGCACCTAATCCTGAATGGCTATTATTTGAAAAATGTATGCGTGGTGATACAAGCGATAACGTGTTTAGTGCTTATCCAGGTGTACGTAAAAAAGGTACTAAGAACAAAGTAGGTATGCTTGAAGCATTTGCAGATAAGAGTACAAAAGGATACAATTGGAACAACCTAATGTTACAACGTTGGGTTGATCATGAAGGCGTTGAACATAGAGTTCTTGATGATTATAATCGTAACGTATTACTTTGTGATCTTAGGGCACAACCTGAGAACATTAAAGAAAAGATTAAGAACACTATACAAGAAAACGCACAACCAAAAACTATTCAGCAGGTTGGACTTAGATTAATGAAGTTCTGTGCTATTTACGATATGCAAAGAATTTCAGATAATGCACAACAATATGCTGAACCATTACAAGCGAGGTATCCAGTATGACATCTTTAAAAGCAAACGAAATTTTAAAAAACAAGTTTTGGATTATTGAAGATAATAACGATAATAAATTAGGTACATTGTCTAAAGATGCAGACAATAGATTCATGTACAGTTGCGATACAGGAAGTTATCTGTACGATAATAAAACACAAGTTGAAAAGAAACTAGGCGGTATTGTTTGGAATAAAACTACAATTAGTGACAGTAACCCTGCATCAAAAGAAATCTATGGATTGCCAACTAGTACAGTACCATATAACGAAATGTATGATGTAA